GAGCGCCTAAAATATCTTCCGGTTTTGAATCTTCAAGTACATTCCAGGCCTGCATAAGAAGATTAACATCATTTTCACTAAATAGAGCTGGCTTAAAGAACAAATCCCATAGCAATCGTTCTAATTTTTCATCTTTTTTTTCATTCATATCCTTGTTTTCGGCTGTTTAAGAGGGAAACTTGAAAAAAAACTTGAAAAGGTCAAAAAAACCTTTTGCTTTAACGTATAATATTATATGTTGTTAAGAGTTGAGATGACTTTTGGGGTTTACCAGGATGGTTAAAAGAAAGAAAGTTAAGAGCCGAAAGAAAGGTTTATCAGACCAGCACAAACGGTTTTGCCAGGAGTATGTCATTGATTTCAACAGGGTAAGGGCGTATCGTAAGGCATATCCGAAGTGCAAAAGTAACGCTTCGGCAAAGGGGTGTGTTAATAAGTTAATGCTATCGAATACTATCCTACATGAGTTTATTGAGCGGTTACTAAAAAAGCAAGCCAAGCGGGCCGAAAAGGGGGCTGATGACATTATCAAAGAGATGGAGAAGATAGGATTTTCAAACATCAAGGATTATCTTAAAATTAAGGACCAAGGGGTAGTCGTAAAAAACACGGAAGATATTTCGGATGATAAGGCGGCGGCAATCGCAAGTGTAAGCCAGACAGAGACAAAGGACGGCGGCTCAATCAAATTTACGTTATACAATAAAGTTACTGCTTTAGAGCTTTTAGGCAGGCGATACGGTATATTTCCGAATAGAACAGAATTATCAGGCCTGGGCGGTCAGCCGATACAAATTAAACTGATTACTTTCAAATGATGCAAATACCGAACGAAAAATTTATATCAGGGATACACCACTGGCAGAAGGAAGTCTTTACCGAATTTGACAGAATGCTTTTTGCCAAAGGCAGGAAAAGATTTTTCATGTTGAAATGGCACAGGCGGGCGCGGAAAACGTCTTTGCTCTTAAATATTCTTATCAGGGAGTGCCTGAGAAATCCCAATTCAGTATATCCTTATGTCGGGCCAACCTATAGACAAGCCAAAAATATCGTTTGGCGCGATCCGAATATGTTATTCTCTTATTTGCCGGACCGTCAATTATGCCCGTGGGAGAAGAATGAAAGCGAGTTGTTTATAAAGTTTCCAAACAGCTCAATTTTACCAATCAAGGGCGGCGACGATCCTGATTCTTTGAGGGGCTTAGACGCTGCGGGTGTAGGTTTTGACGAGTGGGACGATATGAAGGAGATTGTCTGGACGCAGATATTCAGACCTATTATCACCCAGGACCCAAAACGCTGGGCGATTTTTACTTACACACCATTGGACAATCATGCAACTGAAATGTGGCGGCGGGCGCAAGAGTGGAAAGACTGGTTTACATCATTTTTGCCGGCAAGCAAATCGAAGCTGCTCAGTTCAGACGAGCTGGCAAAGGCCCGGCGGGAAATGCCGACCTGGTTATATGACAGGGAGTTTGAGTGCTCAGATATAACCGACGAGGAATACACTTTGATAACATCAAAAGCCCTTGACGAATTGAGAAATATTTGCATAGTTTTCCCGGACACGAAGGACATAGTAAGTTGCGACCCGGACGCATCTCTGGGCGGCGATGAGTGTGCGATAAAGTATTTTAAGAATTACCGGGAAGTTGATGAGAGCGTATTCCACGAAAAGGACACTACAAAAATCGCCTTCAAGATAGAATTGATGTGCAGGAAACACAAATGTAATAATATCATTATTGACAAAGTAGGCGTGGGTAAGGGTATTTATGACATGTTGTGTGCTTGCGAGGAATGGAATGTTACGGGTTTTGATTCCAGAAATGAGGCAAGCGACAAGGATAGATTCTTGAATCGGCGGGCCGAGGCATGGTGGTACGTAATGGAAATAGTAATGGACAAAAAAGTTTTTTATCCCGAAGACATACTAACGAGACAGGATTTATCGAGTGTAAGGGTCAAGCCATCAGGGCGTAAAATTCAGCTTGAAGATAAGAAGCTCACCAAATCGAGATTAGGTCGCAGTCCTGACAGGGGCGATGCTTATGTGATGGGAATCTGGGGCTTGCAGTTCGTAGAGCCGAAAACCAAGAAAAAAGACCGATGGGACGATGCTTTTGACGAAGAAAGAAAAGTCTCCTCGATGGCAATGTGAAGCCTTTGGGGCTTTATTTACGGATATTATAATGACAATATAGGAGCAAATTATGAATCAGATAGAATTACGGGAATTAGAGGAACTTAAATCCAAATGTTTAACGGCCAAGGGCGATGTCAGGCAAAGAGTTGACCAGGCAAGCTTGTCGAGATTTCGCGAGTTGGAAAAGCGATTTAACGACGAGCATTCAATGGATGTTCCAGACGGCGCCAAAATAACTGAAAAGGGCCACAAAACCGTCTTGAATGTATGTGGCAAGCAGGTAGTGGTTGACGGCCCGCCCCGGTGACGATAAAAGTCAAAGGCTTTCGGAATATAAAGAGATTGTGAGCGAATTGGGTTACATAAATGGCTGAAAAAGTAAAAACAGCAGAATCAGTGGTAAGTGAAAGCGCCAAAGAGCAGTACCGGGACGCCAAAGACATTGATAGCAGTTGGCGTGAGCGGGCCATCAAGGGTTTCAGGTTTGGTCTTGGTATTCAGCAATGGGACAGCCATGATTTGGCGGTATTGGAAGCTGAGGGCAGGCCTGCTTTGACGATAAATCTTATCCTGCCGTTAATCAACCTGTTAAGCGGCTATCAGCGAAGAAACAGGAGTGATATCGTGTTGTATCCTCGTCGGGGCGGCACAGCTCCGATAGCTGCCGTAGGCACGGAGCTTATAAAGCACACGCTTGACACCTCGGACGGCTTATATGATTTGAGCGACGCTTTTTATGACGGATTATGTTGCGGCAAGGGCTGGCTCAGTGTTGACAAGGTATTCGACAACGACCCGCTCAATGGCGATCTTTCTGTGGAAAAAGAGTCGCCGTTCGATTTGTTAGCCGACCAATACAACAAGAAATATTCCGTTCAAAAGTGCCAATATGTTTTTAAGACCTATTGGTGGAGCAAGAAAAAAATCGAGCTTCAATATCCACGCAAAGCAAAAGATATAGGCGAAGCTATGGAATCACCGGATTGGGAGTTTGACAAGTTATACAGTCCAGGTGGCGATGATTATCCTGAAGTTGAGATGGATATGCCCGGCAAAGAAGAATCGCGGCATAAAACGCAGTATCTTATCAAGGAAAGATATTACAAAAAAGCGGAGATGGTGACTTTCCTGGTTCACAAGCCCACCCTGAGTTTGCGGCGGCTGGGTAATAAGAAATTGATTGAGCAGAGCAAGCGCTTGCTGACCATGGGTAACGGCGAATACGATATAGTGGAACGGTTGACCAATGTTTTATATTACTCCGTACACGCCGGGGACATGGTATTAAAGCACGTCAAGGACCCGTTTGACGGAATCTGTATGTTCCCTTATTTCAGGTTCTGTCCTTATTGGGTTGACGGTTATGTGATGGGAGTGGTTGACAATCTCATTGAACCGCAAATGGAGGTAAATAAAAGACGCAGCCAGACGCTTCATCACTTAAATTGTTCTGCAAATTCGGGTTGGGAAATTGAGAAAGCTAAAAATAAGGAAGCCAAAAAGAACCTGCAAAAATTTGGCTCAAAGCCGGGCACTATTCTTGAAAGACATGATTTCGGTGGTATTCTAAAACGAATAGAACCTGCCAAGCTGGATACAGGCCATTTGACATTGGCGGCGTTATCGAGTTCCGACTTGCAGAACATCAGCGGCATAAATCCATCTTTGCTGGAGCAATCTCCTGAAGGCAAAGAATCCGGCAAAGCAAAAATGTTGAGGCAGGAGGCCGGATTAACTGTTAGCGAGGTAATATTCGACAACTTAAACCGTACTCAAAAGGAATTGGGTGAGTTTCTATGGGAATATATCCGTAGAAGCGACATATATTCCGAAGAAGAAATAACGGCGATTGTGCAAGAGCATAACATTAAACATTTTGTTGACCAATCAGGCGAGGTTGACCTGTCGCCTTTGAGAAACTGGCAGATGGGCCGGTATGGCGTGAAAGTGTCCCGCGGCTCTAATTTACCTACAATAAGGCTGGCGAATTATGAACAATTATTAGCGGCGATGCAGTCAGGCCTGGCGATCCCGCCTGAATATTTAATAGAACTGTCGGATTTGCCGAATAAAGACGAAATATTAAATTATTTGAAGCAGGCGGCTTCGGCCTTGCCCGCTGGACAGGGAGCAATAGCATGAAAAAGGTTGCATTTATTATTGTTTTAATGTTTATTGTTTTTGGATTTGTTGTGGGTTGGACCCGCCAGATGAGGTATCCGTTTCCTGAAGCAGACAAGACGTGGAAGGTAAAATACGGCGATACTTCGGAGACGCAGATTGCCTTTAACATTGCTCTAATAAGATACAAACTAATGGAATTGGAGCAAAAGGTTGAGCAAAAAGCCACTGAAAGCGTTGCAGACCCAAATGAATGATAAAGTTGCAGAGGTCGCTTCCAAGTTTGATTACAGTAGGCTCAACCCGGAAATTCCGAGCGATATTGTTCAGGCTTGTTGCGGGTTGGACTCGCCGGATAAAGTCGCAAAGGTTGTTGCGGAAACGCTGGAAAAAGAGCCTGTGCTGAACGGTTCGATAACGCTGCATTTTCAAGCGGGTTCTTTGAAGAAAGTTGAAACAAAGATAGTAACGAAAATTTAATAACAGGCTACCTGAACGAACAGAAGCCCTTACAGGCATTTTTATGCTTGCAAGGGCTTTTTAATTGCGCCGTCGTAACGGTGAACCCTTACGGTCAAGGGGAAAATTGGCTGAAATTGCCGTACCTGCTTCGGTAAAAGCAGAGAGAAAGGAAATTATTATGAACAAAAATGAAAAAGACGAAGGAGTTCTGGAGATAGACTATTCCAAAATAGACTATACCAAGCTTGATTACACCAAGCTCAACCCGGACAAAATTCCGAGTGATGTTGTCCAGCACACAACGCATTTCGGTGGGCTGATGTCTGAGACTCAGACTTTGAGGTTAGACAAACAGCGACTTATCGAAAGCAACGAAGCGCTGATGAGCGAGCTTAAATCAAAAGACGACACCGAGGACGATGATTTGGATGAGCCTGTTACCAGGGGAGACCTTCAAAAGACGTTAAGTACATTCGAGGAGAAACAGAAGGCTAAAAACGATAAGAATAGAGAGGAGCAAGAAAGCTGTCGCAGGGCGGATATACAGTCTGCTTCTTTGGCTAATCTCAGAAAAAGCACAAAAGACGCCCCGCCCGGCCTTGATGCCGATACGGTGATTCGTAAGGCCGGTGCATGGCTGAGCCAGAACAAAAAGCATTTGCTTAAGGCCGCCTTGGATAGCAACGACCCTGGAAGTGAACTTTACGAACTCGGCCTTACGTATGTCCCTGAGTTGAGAAAGATATCTGAGACGGCCAAGCACTCTATTATTATCGAGGACCTTAAGAAGAACAAGGGGAAGTTGGGAACAGGCTCGACTTTCGGCGAGTCAAGCGAAAATGAACTTCTCGATCTTCTTGAAAAGCCTGAAGATGAACTCCTTGCAATGATACAAGAAGAAGAAACTACTTAAAATTAGGAGCCTATATTATGGCTAAAACAGAAATTTCTACAAGTCATGCGTTGCGGGTGGAGAAATGGAGCGCGTTGCTCTGGCAATACCCGCGTTACAAAAGTTTCTTTTCAAAGTTCATCGGCAAAAATACCAAGGCCCGCGGTGTGGCGCTTAAGACCGACCCGAACGCTTTATGCCAGATGATAATGGACTTTCGCAAGGGTAAGGGCGACAAGGTAACTTTCCCGATGACCGCCCCGTTGAGGGGTGAAGGCCGCGTTGAAGGCGAAAAGCTTGAGGACCATGAAGAAGCGATGAGTTTCTACAACTGGGCTGTGGAACTCAAGAAGGTTCGCCATGCGGTAAGAACCGACGATACCGATTTCATCGAGAAAAGACTGGCCTTTGACTTCAAGGTAGAGGCCAAAAACGCTCTCGGTATCTGGTCGGGCCACAAGATCGATGGATATAGCCTTGCGGCCCTGACCGGCGTAGCCAGTTCAGATGGTAATGTAGCTGCCAATGCACCTTCGACAAACCGTAAACTTTACGGCGGACAGACGGTCGCTGATGTACTTACGACAGAGACTACAGATGCCGCCATTGCAAATGGCGGGGCCAATGATGAGGACAATTACCTGTTCGGTCCGATGATCATCGATGCCGCCAAGAGAAAGGCCCTGATAACAGAGCCGAAGGTACGTCCTATCATTATCAACGGCAAAGAGCATTACGTGCATTTCATTCACCCATATCAACACAAAGCCTTAAGAGCATCGGCTTTGTGGCAGAACGCCCAAAGAAATGCCAATATCAGGGGCGAAAAGAACCCCCTGTTCAGCGGCGCTTTGGGCATATGGAATAACGTGATAATTCACGAATACGAAAAGATCGAGACCCGTTTGGGCGATGGCGTCGGAACAAGCCCGGCGACTTACTTTGAGAGCGGCGACCCCGTTCCGAACGGTAAGTATGTCGCAAGGTCTCTGTTCTGTGGCGCCCAGTCTGTCGTACAGGCATGGGGCAAACTGCCCACGTTTATCCCGAAAAACGATTTCGATTACTTCGATGAGTGGGGTATAGCGAGCAAGTTGCTTGTGGGTGTATCGAAGCCTGAGTTCAACAGTGAGGATTACGGCGTTATCATCGTGGACACTGCATACGAGCCGGATTGATAAACGGCTGAATTGATGAACGATTAAAAAGTATTAACGAAAACGATTTTTTAGGAGAACTAAAGATGAGAAAATTCATCTACTTAATGTTAATGTTATTGATGTTGGCTACGCCTGTTTATGGCGCTTATGGTAGAAAGGCGTATCTTATTACTATTGTTGATTCGTTGCACGAAAAGAACGATGACGAAGTAACCAGTTTTACGGTCAATATCGCAGGTGGTTCTACCGCAGCTATTTATGCGAACGCCAACACCACGACAGAAGCGACCAACCCAATCGTCGATAGCTCGACGGCGACAGACATTACCACCCTGACTACCGGTCATGTCACGTTCTGGTATTCCGGGGCGACCTGCGATATTGTATTGAGCGATGGCACATTTACAAAGAGCCACACTTCCGTATCCCGGACCGCTCGGCTTCTGTTCGACTCCCACTTGTACACCAGTATGACCGAATGGGACCTGGCCGATTCCGAGAGTATAGGGTTCGGGAGCGACGATGACTGGACTGCCCAGGGTGGGGCAACAGCAAACTTGATGACCTGGACGCCAATTGCTGACCACTCGGCATTTAACATTGGCGTTTCCGGCACTTCGCTCAACTCGGATTTTAACGTCTTTGTCGGTACGGCATTGGGTTTGAAAGTTGACGAAGGTGTCCCGTCCCTCCTCTGGGACGGTGGGGCCGCTACTCTTAACCACGATTCCAACTTTAATGTCGGCCTTTGCACGGGCACATCTACAGGGGCGGTAAGTATAGGAGGCAGTGCAGCGGGTGCGATTGCCCTTGATACCGATACTACCATAGCTGTCAACGCCGATGATTCTTGGACTCTGACAGTTTCTGCCGGCACTATCGGTCTCGCCTCAACGGGCGGAGATATCACCATTGATGCTACCAACAAAAGCGTGATTATTGATGGTGCTGAGGCCGTTGACGATGCTATCAACATGGACTCTGCCGGTGGCGGTTTGGATGTAGATGTC